ACGAGCTCCGCGGCAACCCCGATTGCCTTCTGTTATATGGTTACTATGAGTGGGGTTCCTCCTCGTGGTAGCGTAAAGTCCTGCTCGGTGTACGCAATGGCGCAGGACTACGACATAAACATCAGCGTAAAGGGACTCGGAGCAGCGGCCAAGCAACTCGCTGATTTTACCGACGAACTCAATGAAGCCCGCGAAGAGGGCGCAAGCATTGGCGGGGCTTTAGATAAAGCCACCGGAGGAGCGGTGACCGGATTCAGGAAGGCCGCCGCAGGGACGAAGACGTTCATCAAGGGCTTGAAGATGACCCGCGCCGCATTGATTGCCACGGGCATCGGTGCCTTCGTCGTTGTAGTGGGTTCATTGGTCGCAGCCTTTACGAAGACCCGTAAAGCTACCCGCGCTCTCAATGTTGTCTTCGCCGCTATCGGTGCGTCATTGGATTTGATCTTCAGCCGGATGCAAGCCGTCGGGGGCTATCTCGTCCGGCTTTTTACTAAGGGCCACACTGCCGCCGCCGCAGCGTTCCGGCAAGAAATCGACGCCCTTCCTGGAAGTATAGCCGAGGCCCAACGTCAGGCCGTAGCATTAGAAAAAGCCACGCAAGCCCTGACCGATGCACAACGCGCCCTGACCGTACAGCGGGCCAAGGACCGCGCAGAGATTAAGGAGTTGAATATGGTCGCCGAGGATACGACCAAGACCCTCGAAGAAAGAGAAGCGGCAGCCCAGCGAGCTATCGACATCGAAAAGGGATTAATGGCCGAGCGCGTGCGTATAGCAAAAGAAGAGCTTCGTATCGCGCAAGAAAAAGCCGATATGAGTGATTCCTCGGAAGAGGATTTGGATCGGCTTGCAGAACTAGAGGCCGCGTATCTCAATATCCAGACGGAGTCATTTGAGATGCAGACGACTCTAAACAACAAGCTCAACACCATCCGCAACCAGGCCGCAGCAGAAGCCGAAGCCGAAGCCAAGCGCATTGCAGATGCAGCCGCGGAGAAAAGGAAGGCAGAAGAAGAAGCCGCGGCAGCCATAGCCAAGGCCGAGCAGGAAGTCGTCGACGCCCTAGCACAACGCGACAGGGAAACCCTTGACGCACGGACCAAGGAGATACTCGCCGTCGAGGACTTCTACAACGCCCAGCTCGACAAGGCCGGAGAGAATGCCGAACTGATCGCGCAGATAGAAGCGCAAAGGGAGGAAGAGCTGGCACGTATGCGGGAGCGATTCCGCACCGAAGACGCAGAGAAAGCCGAGGAAGCCCGCAAGCAAAAGGAAGAAGCACAAAGGGAGGCCACCGAAAAAGCACTCGAAGCGCAACGGGTAGCCGACGAGGAAGCGACCAGAATAAGCGAAGCCGAAAACGCGAAGCGGGAGCAATTAGAGGCGGACCATCAACAAGCTATCGCCACCTTGCGCGAATCAGCTACCGCAGGCACGTTCTCTATCTTGAGCAACCTCTCGAAGGCGTTTGAGAAGGACACCGAGGAAGGACAGAAGAAGGCGTTCAAAAGGAACAAGGCTATCAGCATCGCCGAGACGTTAGTCAGCACGTACCAAGCCGCACAGAAGGCATACGCCTCACAGCTTGCCGTCCCAACCCCGGACGCACCTATCCGCGCACAAGTGGCCGCAGGTATCGCCGTGGCCGCAGGTCTGGCAAAGGTGGCCGCCATCAAGTCCCAACAATTCACCGGAGGAGGAAGCGCAGGCGCAGCAACGGGAGGCGGTGGAGCTATCGGAGGCACCCAGTCCGTCGGTGTCGATGTCGGCTCCCTCATCCCGAACCAGCAGACCCCCACACCGGAACCCGTGCGGGCATATGTAATAGAGAACGAGATCAGCAACAAACAAGCCCTAAACCGGGAGCTACAAATTCAGACCACACTATGAGGACCGTCGAGCTATTGATAGACGAGGAGCAGGACGACTTCGGCGTTGAGGCTATCAGCCTCGTGAAGTTCCCGGCCATCGAGGAGAACTTCGTGTACTTCAACAAGGACCAGAAGCTGACTATGGCCAAGGTCGACGAAGACCAGAAGCTCTTAATTGGCCCGGCCCTAATTCCGGAGAAGATGATCCCCCGATGGGATGACGTCAAGCAAGAGGAATTCGAGGTGTACTTCTCGAAGGAGACGGTGCAGCAGGCCGCCGAGCTTTTCATGAGGCAGAAGCGGAATGGAGAGTATACCGTCGAGCACCAGACGAAGGTCGACGGGCTGTCCATCTTCGAGAGCTGGATAGTAGCCGACAAGGACAGAGACAAGGCCGCCGTCTATGGCTTCGATGTCCCTACCGGTACGTGGATGGTCTCCGTCCGCGTCCACAATGGGGACGTCTGGAAGGACGTAAAGGATAAGAAATACAGGGGGTTCTCCATCGAGGGGTACTTCATCGATAAGTTGATCAAGATGGAAGACATAACCATCGAGACCATTGCCGCCGCCGTTCGTGACGTATTGGAACCGATTGCATTCCTCGACGGCAAGCCCCTCTTCGGGACCCCCTTAGAAGCCGAACTCATGGCCTCGGCGCTAGGGTGCGAAGGCCACCACCCCCACGAGATAAACGGGCGTACTATGTTTATGCCGTGCGCCACCCACGAAGAGCTCGACCCGCTCCTTTCAAACGATTGAATCGACGTTATATCCCGAATCGAAAACATTACCCATGTCCGTAATTGAGAAACTCAAGGAGGCCGTCAAGTCTGTCGTCGAGGCAGAGCGTCAGGACCTCTACGCCGAAGCCCGCCTCAACGACGGGCGTGTTGTTGCCACCGAAGCCGAAGCGTTCTCCGCTGGCGCCTCCGTCCGTGTCCTCTCTGAGGATGGCGAGGCCGCGCCCCTGGAGGCCGGAGAATATCAACTGTCCGACGGTGGCACCCTGAACGTAGACGCCGATTCCAAGGTCGTCGAGATGGAGGAAGAGGAGAAGAAGGATGAGATGATGGACGACGAGGAGAAGGACGAGATGGCAGCCGTCAAGGCCGCCCTGGTCGACAAGTTCCAAATCTCCCCAGAGGTAGCCGCCGAGATTGTCGAGGTCGTGAAGGAAGCTATGGCCCCCACCGAAGTGGAGGCCGCCGAGCACGAAGAGAAGGAGGAGATGCAGGAGGAGAAGCCCGTCGAGATGTCGAGCCACCTGCAAGACCTCACTCACGAGATGGCTATCGCCCTCGAAGCTATCAATACCCGCCTCGCCAAATTGGAGGAGGCCCCGGCCGCAAGCCCGGACCGCGTTTTGCCAAAGGCAGAATTCAAGAAAGAAACCAACCCCAACCTGAAGGGCGTCGATCGTGCCTTCAACATCATTTCAAATTTCTCATGAAGTCCCAGAAGTACAACTTCGACATCACGGTAACGGACAACACCTACGCGGGTGAATTGGCGTTGCCGTATGTTACCGCCGCCGTCACAGGCGCGGAGACCATCGCAAACAACCGCGCCCGCCTCATCGAGGGGGTAGTTCACAAGGCGGTAGTTTCCAACCTCAACATCACCGACCCCATCCAAGCCGCCGCGTGTGCCGGAACGGACGGAGCGAACACCAGCCTCACCGAGCAGGTGCTCACCCTGAACGACTTGATGGTCAAGGAGACCGTTTGCCGCGGAACCATCTTCCCGACGTTCATTGCCGCCCAGGGCCGTATGCGCCGCGACGGTCAAATCCCGCCGGACTTCGCTGAGTTCCTGCTCGCAAGCGTGGCCGCCAAGACCGCCGAGAACCTCGAGAGCCTGATGTGGGCCGGAGACGCTGGATCCGTGTGGGGCTTGGGCCTCTTGTCCAACGACGGAGTGATTGACGAGGGCGGTATCGACAACTCCGCAATGGCTGACTTCACCGAGGCCGTGACGGACGCTGCCTTCGATGCAAGCAACATCCTCTCCAACATGAACGCCGTGTTCAATGGCGTGGCCGCTACCCCTGGCATCCTCGCCAAGGAGGGCGCCGGTTTCTACATCAGCTACGAGGCCTACGCCTTCTTCCAGCAGGCCATCGCCGCACAGGGTACGGACATGGGTTACAACCGTGACCTCAAGACCGTGACCTACCTCGGATACCCCGTCTACCCGACCGCCGGTATCCCGAACACGGCTGACGTCATCGCCTTCACCTACCCCGACAACATCGTGGTGGCCAGCAACGCGTACACGGGCAATGAGTCCGCACGCATCATTCCGGTGTACCAGTACGACGGAAGCGACAACGTCAAGGTGTCTATGGACTTCGCCCTCGGTGTCAACGTTGCCGTTCCTACGGACGGAGTTGTTGGATTCGACTTCACTGCCTGATAGATGGCTTGTACAATCACCCTCGGCCGCGCGCTGGATTGCAAGGACGCCCTCGGAGGCTTGTCGAAGATTTTCTTCGTCAATGACTTCGCGGCTGGCCTTGTGACCGCCGCGGGGACGGGTGACGGTACGGCAGGATCCGCGACCGTTTCCACCTCTGCGGGGGAGACGTTCACGATTACGGACCTCCCGACGATGACTGTGCTTCAGTACGACCTTCGTCCGGACCTGTCGTCCTTCACCATCAACGTCCAGTCGGACCCCGCCACGGGCGCATCGCTCTTCGAGCAGACGCTCAACGTGGTCCTTCAGAAGCACCAGGAACAAGACCCCGAGCAGCTCCGCCTCATTAGCCGGAACCGCTCTCAAATCTTTGTCTTGGACAACAACGACAACCTGTTCCTGTTTGGAGCCACCCACGGGATGGACCTGAACGGAGGCACGCTTACCAGCGGTGCCGCTCGCAACGAGATGTCCGGACACACCCTGACCTTCGCCGGTCGGGAAGCTGCTCCGTACTACTTGGTTGAGCCCACTGCCGGAGTCGGGACCGCGAAGTACCCCTTCGACGGAATCGCAACCGACGACAACATCACCATTACCACGGGCTAAGGACCGTTATTCGTTCGTGTGTTTGTGGAAGGGTCGCCGAGAGGCGGCCCTTTCTTATATCCCCCATTGATGATTGTGGTCGTAAAGAACAAGACGAGCGACGTCGAGAATACGGTGTACATCACGCCCAAGGAGAAGCGTGGTGCCGCAAATGAGGCGGAGTATGGCGCGACCATCTCGGCCTTGGGCATGGAAATCAAAAGCCTCACCACGGACAAGACGGTCATGGTGAACGCCAAGTCCATCACCGTGACGGACCGCTTTACCACCTTCGTCTTCGATGCCTCCACCACCGCCGGTGATTCCAAGGTGGACCTGTCGGGCGCAAGCTGGCCGGAGGGGTTCATCCAGTACCGCATTGTCGAGCGGGCTTCCGTCAGCGATGTAGAGGACATCACCGCCTCGGACGTGATTTTGGAGAAGGGCTTGGGGTATCTTACCACCGAGCAGGGCGCATATCAGGAGACCACCTTCACCAGCCACGTCGACGAGACTTCAACCTTCACCTACTATGAGTAAACACGAGTTCAACGTCTTTGGGCTCCCGACCCACGAGCTTCCCCTGTTCAGGGAAAAGACCGGTCGGGACTGGGTGGACTATGGCTATGACAACGCCTACGGCGACTACCTCCGGGACCTGTACCTCGGCAGCGCCATCCAGAGCGCGGTGGTTAACGGCGTCTCTGAGATGATCTACGGCGAGGGGTTGGATGCCACGGACCGGGAAGAGAAGCCCGACCAATGGATGAAGACCCAGCGCCTCTTCGAGAACTCCGACGAGGACATCCTGCGCCAACTCTCCTTTGACTTGAAGTTGTACGGTCAATGCTACGTCCAAGTCATTTGGAACCGGGTCCGGACGGAGGTGGCCGAGCTTCGCTTCTTGCCGGCTCACACGGTCCGCTCTGGAATCGCTGACGCCCAGGGGAAGGTGGACTGCTACTACGTCTCCCCCGATTGGTCCCGGATGCGGGAGCCGCGGTACGCTCCGGTCAAATACCCCGCATGGGATACGGAGGACCGCACCGAACCGGCTTCCGTGTACCAAATCAAAGCCTACAACCCCGGCATCTTCTACTACGGATTGCCGGACTATGTGGGCTCCACCAATTACATCGAGCTCGATCGTGAGGTGTCCACGTTCCACTTGAACAACATCAAGAACGGCCTCTTCCCGTCCATGCTTTTGGCGTTCAACAACGGCATCCCGAGCGACGAGGAGCGGAGGGCCATCGAGCGGCACGTGAACGAGAAGTTCAGCGGCTCGAGTAACGCCGGGCGCCTGCTTATTTCGTTCAACGACGGGAGCGACTCGGCGCCCCAACTGACTCCG